ATCTTTGAAATTTCTTATTTAGCAAATACAGATAGAGCTAAAGAGTTCAGAAAATTTATAAAAACATTTTCAAAAGAAATGATAACAAGAATTAAAAATAATCAAATAGCTTTAAATCAAGGAGTTCCAGCACTACAAACAAAAATAGAACCAAAAATAGATCAAATGTTGGAATTAGTAACTCAGAGAGATGATGAAATAGCAAACATATTTGAATTTTTTGAAAAAGCAAAAACATATTTTGAAATGATTGGAGTGATGCAAGAAGATATAAAACTAATAAAGAGTAAGATGGATGAAATTGTTGATGCTGTTAATGAACTAAGTGATGAAGTGTATGGAGATGAAGATGGAGGAAAACAATAAATTTTATTTTGATTTATTAAGTCTTGAATCAGAAATGAACTACAGAGACTATTCAATTTCAACTCGAAGAACATACAAAAGAATAGTAAAAGAATTCTTAGAAGTAACTAATAAGGATGTGATAGATGTAAAAAAAGAAGATGTAACCAGATTTTTAGACAATAAATTAATGGAATTATCAGTAAATACTATACTTGTAGAACTTAATGCTTTGGAGTTTTTCTTTGAAGAAATACTAGGCTTAAATATAACTGAAAATATTAGAAAGTATAAAAGAGTCTTTAAAAGAAAAGACTTTATAACAATAGAGCAGTTTAATATATTGGTAGCTTCAGTGCCTGAAAGGGAAAGACTGATGTACTTAGTTCTTAAAGAATTAGGCTTATTTTTCAAAGAGATTGTAGAAATAAAGGTTGAAGACATTGACTATCCAGCTTCAACAATATTAGGAAGGAAAGTAAGCAAGGATCTAATAAAAAATCTATTGCAATATGCTGAAAAGCATGAGCTTGAAAATGAAATTTTTCCATTTGAGCTAACTACTTTATGGAAAAGTAATAAATTAAATACAAAGAAATATTTAGGAAGAGTATGTAGTCTTGACGATATGAAACATTCAATAGCTTTAGAGCTATATATAAAACCTGGAAAAGAAGAGGAGGCAGTTGAGTATTTAAGATTGAAAGATAGATACAGTTTAAGACAATATTATAAGAGAGTAGGTTATCAATATTTTAATTATTAAAAAAAGGACATCATGCTCGGCAAAGCTATGGTGTCCCAAATAAAAAAACAACACTTTGATTATATCAAAAAGGAGCAAAAATGAAAAGAATAAATTTTTTAAAAGGAATGCTTGAACACTTAAGAAAGCATCCAGATACATATAAAAAGATGATTTTAAAGATAGAAAAGGAGCTTGAAAATGTGTATAGAACAGAAGGTAGAGCAATATAGAGAAAAATTAATTAGAATAACAGAAATAAAAAAGAATTTAATTGATGCTGAGATAAGTCTACAGAAAGTAATGCAAGAACTTAATCTTACACAATATGAATTCAAAAAGCTTTTAAATGGTGAATTAGAAGAAAGAGAAGCTGAAGTACTAGCATTATGTGATAAAGTTCCAGCTTATGTAAAGAATAGAGATAAGAGAGTAAAAACATTTCAAAAGTCACTGTTACAAAGAGATTTAACATTGAAAGATTTTTGTAAAAATGAAAGATTAGATGAAAAGAAGGTATATAGAGCATTAAGAGGACTTAATGCAGAAAGAGATCTAGAGACTGAAAAGGGAATTGAAAGGGCTTTGAATGTAAGGATCTTTTAGAAAGGAGCTTTTATGACAAAAGAATACTTATTAGAAGATTTACAAAGACTCTTTGAAAAAACTAGAACTCAGGCTTTAAGATTTGCACAGTTGCAAGGCTGGACTGTTGAAAAAAAGAAGATAGGGAAAGTTTATAAAAATGTATATAAGGCTTCTGAGGTGGATGCATATAGAGCTTCACTGGTGGAAGTTAAGGAAGAAAAAGAAAAGAAAGTAGCAACTAGGACAGTAGCAAAGAGAGAAGCAACAGCTATTGATGAGCTACCAACTTGGAATCAACAAGTTGCAAATGCTAGATTTATTCTTTGTATTAAATTAGAAGAAAAGTATGAGGAAGGAGGAGATAGTAAGGAAGAAATAATAAAAAAGTTTGTAAAAGAGGCAAGCAAGAATTATCCTCAACAGTTAGAAATTTTGAAAAAATTAACAGTACCAACTCTTAGAAGATGGTGGGGAATATATATAAAAAATAAACATAATCCACTGGCTTTGGCTTCTGGACATGGAACAACTAAAGGAATAAGAAGAGTAAAAGAAGAAGTTTTAGAAACTGCTAAAATGCTTTATTTTAGCAAAAATAAACCAAAGATTTCTTTTGTTTTTGAAAGAGTTGTCGCAATGTTTGGAGTAAAAGCAATTAGTTATGGAACTTTAAGAAATTATCTCAATAAGGATATAAATCTTATTGAGAAAGATAAAGCAAGAATGGGAAACAAAGAGTTTAAAGACACTTATACACCATATATTGAAAGAAGTTATGAAGATATAAAAGCTGGAGAAGTTTGGATGTCAGATGGGCATGACTTAGAAATGATGTGTTATCAAGGCGACAAGAAAAAATCAAATGGAGAAAGATATTTTGGATCTCCAAAGCTAATTGTTTGGATAGATGTAAAAAGTAGATTTATAGTTGGTTGGAGTTTAGCATGGAGTGAAACAACTGAAGCTATAGCTATAGCTTTAAAAAGAGGGATTGAAAAATATGGAGTACCTCAGCATTTATACACTGATAATGGAAAGGCATATAAATCTAAAGTTTTGAAAGGAACTGATGAACTAGATGGAATATATGCAAGTTTAGGAATAAATGTAGATCATGCAAGAGCATACAATGCTCAAGCAAAGCACATAGAAAGATGGTTTGTTGATTTTAAAGAAAGCTTTACAAAGCAATTTGCAACTTATAAAGGTGGAAACATTATAGAAAGACCTGAGCATCTTAGAAGTTTCGCAATGCAAAAATTAGATAAAGGAGAAATTTTAGAGCAATGGGAACTTGAAGAACTTATTGAAAAGTTCATAGAAACTAAAAATCATAATTACTATGCTTTAAGAAGAGCAGCAGGACTAAAAGCTCACAGAGGTAGAGGAATGAATAATAGAACACCACTTGAAGTGTTCCAGGAAGAAAATCCACTTGCAAATAGAAAAATGCTATCAGATCAAGAGCTTAGATTACTGTTCTTATATGAAGAAATAAGAATTATAAAGCAAAATGGTATTGAATTTATGGGAAATACTTATGTAAATGAATATTTATATTATCACCAAACTGAGAAATGTAAGATTAAGTACGATCCTCATGATTTAAGGTATATCTATGTTTATCAAGAAACAGGAGAATTTTTATGCAAAGCTGAACAATTAGGACTTGCTGGTTGGAAAGATGTTACTGCTATTAAAACTCACAAGAAAAGACTTCAAAAAATTAGTAAGTTAAGTAAGGAGATTATGGGAATAAGAGAAGATATAAGAGACGATTTAGATTTAATTGATGCGACAATAGTTGAAGACACTAAGGCTATAGAAAACAAGAAAAAGAATGAAAAAGAAAGAATACTTATAGGTGAAGGAATATACTTAGAAGATTAGGAGGAATCATGGACGATTTAAGAACTAGATTAGAAATATTTTCAGAAGATAATAACATGAGTTTCACAAAAATAGCAAAAGCTATGGGTGTAGGAGCTAGTACATTAAGTGAATGGAGAAAAGGAACATACTCAGGAGATAATGAAGCATTTTCTGAAAAAGTAAGTGACTTTTTAGATAGACATAAAAGAAAAATAAAAAGAATAAATTTTTCAGTAAATACAGAAACTAAAAAGAGAGTTTTTCATGTGTTGAATACTATAAAGAAGTATGTATCTTCTAATATAACTGAAGGGATTATAGAAAGCTCTAAGATAGGTTATATATATGGAAGGGCAGGGTTAGGGAAAACTCATGCTTTACAAGAATGGCTAAAAACTTATGGTGGTAGGGGAGTTTTAATAACAGCAGAAAATGGGATATCTAGTGTTGGACTTATAAAGAAAATAGCAAAAGAATTAAAACTTGATACAACTGGAAGTTCTGAAACTCTAAAAGACAGAATAAAAGATGCTATAAAACTAACAGAAACTATTATCATAATTGATGAGGGTGAACATTTAAAAGCAAATGTAATTGATATTGTAAGAAGCATAGCTGACCAAACGGGAGTTGGTGTAGTTATTGCAGGAACTGAAGTTTTAAAAAGTAAAATTTTATCAAGAAAAAAAGAATATGAATACTTGTATTCAAGAGCTGTTGTAAATATATCATTAAAAGATTTAGCAATAGATGATGTTTCAAATATTGTAAAAGAATTTTTAAAAAATGAAATAGAACTATATAAAGAAACTGAGCTTCAAACATTAATCAGCTACATAAATATAGTTGTAAGAGGTTCAGCAAGAAACTTAGCAAATGTTTTGACTTCAAGCTATGAAATAGCTTTACAAAATAACTCATTAAAAATTGAAAAGAAATATATAGATGCTGCATTATCAACTCTAGCATTATAAAAAAGGGGGAACTATGAAAGATAAGGTATTGACTGAAGAAACTAAGAAAATTTTAAAACAAGAGTATGGGAAAGATGCTTTAAAAATTGATAAGGAATTAAATGAACTAGCTACTCTTTCAGTAAAAAGAAAGAACTACATTCAAGCAGCTAACAAAGGAAATTCAAAAGCTAGGGAAAACTATGTAAAAATTACTGAAGAAATAAAAAAAATTGTAGTACAAATAAACAAAAAACTTTCAAAAAATTAGTGTTGATTTGAATTGTGTTAAATGGAATTAGCAAGGCAAAGGAGAGAATAATATGAGAAAAATACTAGCAATTGTTGTAGCTTCTGTATTAATTGTTGCTAATAATCAAGGAGGTTCAAATGTGGAAGTTAGAAAAAGGTGATATTGTAAATTGTATTGTTGCTGAAACTGGAGAACTTACAGAAGGAAAGAAATATAAAATATTAAATGTAAATTCAAGAATCAGTCAAGTTGAAATTATCAATGATAAAAAAGAGAAAAAAAGTTATTTAAGTGTGAGATTTGACAAGGAGGAATTATGAGCACATGGGCTTTAATAGGATTGTCAATAGCTTTATTAATAGCTGGTTTTAACATAGGTTATGACTGTAGACATAAAAAATTATTTTTTAATAGAAAATACAAATACTGGATATGTTGTTATTATTGTGTAGATGGCGTTGGATCTATTGGAGGATGGGCATTTACTTTTACTTCAAAAATGACTAGCACACAATTAAAAGCTTTTAGAGAACAACAAATTGAAAATTTAAAGAATGAGTTTAAGACAACAGATGTGAGATTTGTTATCTTAGATTTCAAAAGATTAAAGGACTAAATATGGGATTTAAAGATTTATATATAATTGATGGAATAGTTTACTTATACAAATATAATAATGGAGTTTATGCAGTATTGGAGGATGTATTAACAGGCTATGAAGAGTTTGTAAGATTGGAGGAGTTAAAACAATATGAGTATAAAAATTTATTGTGAAAATTGTGGAGCTGAGATAAAAGATGGAGAAAAATTTTATGAAGCGTGTCTTGGAGAGTTCTATTGTAAAGACTGTGTCAAAGAACAAACTTTAACTTATTTTACTGTTGATTCTGAACCTATAGGAACAAATGAAGACACAGGTATTTACTTTAATCACAAGCAATTAAAAGAAGAAATTGAGCAAAAAATTAAAGAGATCAATAAATGTATAGAGATTTACAAAAATGATAAGACAAGAGGTGGACAATTTACATTTAATTTCTTTAAGGAAAGAAAAAGACTACTAGAAGAAAAACTACAAGAATTTAAATAGGAGGAGTTATGGACATTAAAAATTTAACTGCTGAAGAAAAAGAGGCATTAAGAAAGCAATTTTTAGAAGAAGAAAAAAGTAAGGAAGCTAAAAGAAAAGAAAAAATAGAAGCTTATAAAAAGCTTGTTGATGAAACAGTAATGAGTTCAATAAAGAAAGTGAAAGAAGTTTCAGCACAAATTGCAATGACTAAGAAAGAAGTATTTGATGACTTTAAAAGTATAACAGAATTAAAAGCTGAATTATATGGAGTAAAAGAGAATCAACAATCTCACACATTTACAACAACTGATGGGAAAATATCTATAACATTAGGTTATAGAATGCTTGACAGTTTTGATGATACAGTTCATTCAGGCATAGAGAAGGTTAAAAGCTATATTTATAAATCAGTTCAGGATGAAAATAGTCATTTACTTGAAATAGTAAATTTGCTATTAAAGAAAGATAAAAACGGTAACTTGAAGGCTTCAAGAGTTATGGAACTAGAAAAAATAGCTGGAAATATAGATGATCCTGAACTAATTGAAGGAGTTCAAATAATAAAAGAAGCTTGGAAACCTCAGAAGTCTAAGACATTTATTGAAGCATACTATAAAGATGAAAATGGGAACAAAGTCAATATTCCTCTTTCTATGACTACAGTAATGGAGGAGAAAAATGAAGGAAATAAAGAAACATCAAATTAAATATATTCATACTTTAAAGCATAAAGCAGGCTTAAAAGATGAAGATTATAGACTACTTTTAAAAAGTAAATTTAATAAAAATTCTAGTAAGGATCTCAGTTATAATCAGGCTGAGATTCTTATAAAAATCTTAGATAGATTAATTAATGACTATGCAACAGAGAAGCAAAAAAACAAGTTAAATTCACTATATAGCAAAGTTTTCAAGGAAAAAGATAAAAAAGAATTTATTGAACATTATCTTGGAAAAGATAAAACAATGGATAATATGACAGTAAAAGAGTGTAGTAAATTAATTTATGTTCTGGAAGAGATACTTGAATGGCAAGAGAAAAGAAATAAAAGTGGAGGAAATAATGAATAAAAAGAATACTAAAAAATTTATAAAAAGAATGATAGATAATTATATAACAATTTTACCTTGTAAATTTACAGATGTAACTTTTGATAATGGAGAATTAGCAATGTTTACATCTAAAAAGCCTCTTGGTTTAGGGAAAAGTATAGTAGTAAAACAATTTATAAGAGGAAAAATAACTGGAAAAGTAAAATCTTTAAAAAGATTTAAAACTAATAAATATGGTGGTTGGACAATGCTTATTGCTGTTGAAAGTGTTGATAGAGATGATTGTTTAGAGTTAGAAGGAATATAAAATGTGGAAGTGTAAGATGTGTGGAGGAACTAAATTTGTAGCAACTATCATTGCAGAACAAGAAGGGGAATTTGATGAAAGTGGAGAATTTGAAGCTGAATTTGATACAGATATAAGTCAAATATTGGAAATAAAATATTTTAATTGTTGTAAATGTGGTTCAGAATTTGATGATATTAAAGAAATAGCTGATTGGGAGGAAGATTAATGAAAGAAATTAATATAACAAAACATGCTCTAATGAGATATGCCTCAAGAGTACATAATGCAAATATTGTAAGTGATAGAACTTGGGATATCTGGAAAAAAGCAAATGAAGAAAAAATTCAAGAATTAGAAACAAATTTAAAATTTGAATTAGGAAGACTAGAATATATCTGTACTGCTTCTTATGATAAACATAAAAAAGCTGAATTCTATATAAATAAAGAAAAAATGATGACTTATGTAATTGTAGAATCAAATTTAGTTACTTGTTATCCTATAAATTATGACTTAGATGCTGAAGGGAACAAGGCAATTTTAGATATTTTACTAGAAAACTTAAAAAGAGCTAAAATTGCTGAGGATAATTTTGAAGATAATTACTTCAAAGAAAGGGATAATTTAAAGCAAGAAAAAGAATTAATTCAAGCAGAGATAGAACTTTTAAATTCTAAATTAAAAAAATTACAAGACAGAAAAGCAGGAATTGAAAGTAGACAACTTGAAATAATTGGAGAACAACAAGAACTAAGAGATATTATAAAAGTAGCTGAAGAAAAGATAGTGAGGAGTAAATTAGCACTATAATTATAAGGATTAAAAATGGAAAGTAAAGAAGTTTTGGAACTTATAAGAGAAGCAAAAAAAGGGAATAATGAAGCTATTGAAACATTAATTGAAAGGTACTTGAACACTGTTAGAAAGATTAATCATAAGTGGGGGAACACGGATGATGGATTTCAAGAAGGAGTTTTAGGAGTATATCAAGCAATTAAAACTTATGATGAAAGCTATAATACAAAGTTTATGACACATCTGTATTTTTATGTAGAAGCTAAAATAAGGAAATATATAGATAAAGAAAGGTATAGAGTACCTCAGTATGTCATAGAGAGCATTAAAAAGGGTGAACAAGAAAGAGTTTATTTTTCAGGAATTGAAGATCTTGAAATTGGAGATGAAAATATAAAAATAGATAATTTAGAAAATAAAGTACTTATAGAAAATTTACTAAGTTGTTGTACAAAGAAAGAAAGACAAATATTGGATCTCTTATTTTTTAAAGGTTATTCAGGAGAGGAGATAGCTAAAAAACTTGGAATGTCAAGGCAATGGGTTCATAGTATGAAACATAGAGCATTTGAAAAAATTAGAGAGAATATAAGATAAAAGAGAGGTCTAATCCTCTCTTTTTAATTGAATTTCTTTTTTTAAAATTAAATTTTTTAATTCTTCTAAGTCATCTAAAGTAGCATGATTATTAATAAAACTACGGGCTGTTGAACGGTATGATAAATATTGATTTTTTTTTGGATTTTTCTCTCTATACGACTTATTTGCTTTTTTTTGAGATTCTGATACAGCCATAAAGTCCTCCTTTTACACAAATTTTAAAATAATAGATACTGTAACTGCAATGATTCCTAAAACTAAAATTAATATTTGAATTTTTTCTTTAGACATAGTATAATTGAGTAAGAGATAAGGTACTTGGGGAATTTCTTCCCCTTTCCCTTTGATGTTTTAGAAGAATAACTGGAAGAGTTCTATAATTACTTTAACTATTTCTAATATGGCGAGTATTATTGATAGTGTAATTAAGATTTCTTCGGTTGTTCTTTTTTTCTTTTTCCTACTCACTTTCTCACCTCCTTATGTATTTATTATACACCATAGTATATAAAATGTCAAGCTTTTTTTATTGAAAATTAAAAAATAATATGATATATTTTAATATATTTAATCATTTTATTAAGGGGGATTGTTTATGTTTGGAATATTTGGTGAAAAAGGAATTTGCTCAATTTGTGGAAAAGAAAAAACAAGTAAAAAACTAAATGATGGTTTTGTATGTAGTAAATGTCTGGATTTATGTGGAAATAATAGAAATACTTTTAAAAAATTACAAGAAACAACAAAAAACGAAATCCTTGAAGAAATTGAAAAAGAAAAACAAGCAAACTTAGATATTGCTAATTTTGTAGAAACAAGAGGAGTAGGAAAATTAATAAAGTTTGATGATAATGCAAAGAAAATAATATTTCCTAAAACATTGTTAAGAAAAGCTAGAATTTATAATTATTCTGAGGTATTAGAATATGAAATTCTTGAAGATGGAAATACTATAACAAAAGGTGGACTTGGAAGTGCAATAGTTGGGGGGGCACTTTTTGGTGGAATAGGAGCAGTAGTTGGAGGACTTACTGGTGGGAAAAAAGCTAAAGAAGTTGTTAAAAGCTTGAAAGTAAAAATTGTCTTAGATAATAAGATAGTCCCAGCTGAATATATTGAGTTATTAACAACTGAATTCAAAAAAGATGGTTTTGTATATAGAGCAGCAAAAAAGCAAGCTGAAGATATAGTTGCTATACTAGCTTCAATTGTTAGTGAAAATGAAAAAAATCAAGTTAATAATTCTAATGTACAAAATACAAATGATCCAATAACAGAAGTAAAAAGATATAAAGAACTTTTAGATAATGGAATTATCACACAAGAAGAATTTGAAAAAAAGAAAAAAGAATTGTTGAATTTATAAAAATAAAGTTCTAATATTTCATAGAAAAGGAGGGAGCTAAGGATGTCTAAAAAATATTTGAGTGTTGCTCAAGTAGCAAAAAGATTAGGTGTCAGTACAGAAACTGTATATAATTACTGTAAAAGAGGTCTTTTAGGTGGGCAATACATAAAAAATAATAAAAAAGGGACTTGGAAAATTGATTTAGAAAGTCTTGAATTGTTAGAAAAAGAAAGCACCTTTAAAAGCTCCCGCCAAATAAAAAAAGAATTAAACTATAGTTTATTTTAACAAAAAAGGAGAATGTAAATGTCTGATTTTGAAAAACTTTTAGCTTTTGATAAATTATCAACAGATTTGAATGAAGAAGCTAAAAAAGAATTGGCTAATTTTTTAAATATTGATTTAGAAAGTTTTCAAAAAAGAATAGAAGGAAAACATAAAGAATATGAGTTTATATTAGCAGTATATTTAACAAAAAAATTTAAAAAAATTGTAGCATATGATGAAAGTATTTCACAAATTTCTGGAGAAAATACAGTTGACTATAAAGTGATTGATGAAAAAGGAAAAAATTACATTATAGAAGTAAAACATACTAGTAAAAATATTTTTTCTTTAAGTGAAAAACAAATATCTGAAAAAATCAAATTTGCAAAGTCAGAGAATGCTGAATTATTCTTTGCTATTTCAATAAGAGGATTTTGGATGCTTTTTACTGCAAATTATTTAAAAAAGGAAAAGAAAATTTCAATAGAAAAAGACTTAAAAAAATCAAAACTTTATGAATTTTTGGGAATAACTACTTATTTATTTACAGCAGGAATAAAAATTGTAACTGTTTATTCTAAAAAGGATCCCATTAATTTAGGAATTGAAAATCAGCAATATGGAAAATTAATTTCTTTTGAATTTTTTTATAAAAATAAAAAAATATTTGAAGTTAATCCTGATAATCGTGATTTTTTTTCACTTATATTTTTCTTAGAAGGTTTTTTTGATAAAATAAAAGAAGTTTCTCAAAAAGTTATAAGTGGAGAAGATAAAACATATATGATAGAATATTTTGATGATTTCTTTACTTTTGTAAATGAAATAGAACTTTTACTTTCTCCTATTAAGCATAGAACATATGATGACAATAAAAAATATACTATTCCTATTTATTTTAATAAATTAATAGAAGGAAAAGAAAGTATAGATAAAAATGTTACATTAGAAAAGATTCGATATGCTATAGCATTTTTAGTAAAAAAGAATGTTCTTATTTATCATACTCCAAATATGAAAGAAATATATCAAGTAAGTTTAATGTGATTTATAGTAAAAAGATTGGTAAAACCAGTCTTTTTTTATTTTCTTTATATTTTTCCAATTTTTCCAAACATTTATAAAAGAAAAAAGTTATAACAATATAGAAACAAAAATAATGGAGGTGCTTTATGGATTTAGAGTTATTAAAAGCTAAAAAACTATATGCACAAGGAAAAACAGCAAAAGAAATAGCTAGTGCTTTAAATAAATCATTAGGCACTATCTATCGTTGGATAAAAGATAACAAAGAAGAATTTGAAGAAGCTAGGAAACTAGCAGGAATGACTTTAGATGATGTAGTTGATTTACTTGATGAGACTCACAAAAAAATATTAATAGAAATCTCTAAAAATCCTGAACAATTTCGAGATCCAAAAACTGCTGATGCTTTAGTTAAAGTTGCAAGTGTTGTAGAGAAAGTAACAGCAAGAAGCGAAAAGAAAAAAGAAGAAGCTAAAAAAGAAGTGGAAGAAGAAAGAGGGGTGTTGATAGTTGATAATCTCTAAGAAAAAAAGGGAAATTAAACAAGTATCAGAAGTATTAACACCAAAATTTCATGAAGTTTATAAAGCTTGGAAAAGTAATAAGTACACAAAAATAGTCTGTAAAGGCGGAAGAGGATCCGCTAAATCAAGTAATATAGCTTTAATGTTGACACTTGATTTAATTAGAAATCCTCTAAATATAGTTTGTATTAGAAAAGTTGGTGAAACTTTAAAGAAGTCTGTTTATGAGCAAATAAAATGGGCAATTAAGCAATTAGGAGTTGAAGACTATTTTGAATATAAGTTAAGTCCTTTAGAAATCAGATACACAGAGAGAGGAAATAAATTTATATTTATGGGAGTTGATGATCCACAAAAAAGTAAATCAATAGTTGATTCAAGTTTTCCAATTACAGAATATTGGTTTGAGGAATTAGCCGAATTTAAAAATGAAGATGAAGTAGAAATGGTACTTGATTCAATATATAGAGGAAAATTAAAAGATAATTTAAGGTATAAAGGTTTTTTCTCATATAACCCACCAAAAATGAAGCATAATTGGGTAAATAAGAAATACGAATATACTTTTAAAGAAGATGATGAAATATTTGTACATCACTCAACTTATCTAGACAATCCATTTATTTCAGATGATTTTGTAAAACGAGCTGAAGCAGTAAAGTTAAATAACCCTATGAAATACAAGCATACATACTTAGGAGAACCTATTGGAAATGGAATAGTTCCTTTTGATAATTTAGAAATTAGAACTATTAGCAATGAAGAAATAAAAGGACTTGATAGATTTAGAAATGGAGTTGACTGGGGGTATGGAGTTGATCCAATGGCATTTGTTCGTTGGGGATATGATAAGAAAAAGAGGATAATCTATGCTATTGATGAGTTTTTTGGAGTAGGAATTAAAAATAGAGAATTAGCTGCTTTTATCATATCAAAGAATTATGATGAATTAGTTATATGTGATAGTGCTGAACCAAAAAGTATAGATGAACTTAGAGAATATGATATCAGTGCTACAGGAGCTAAAAAAGGAGCTGGGAGTGTTGAGTATGGAGAAAAATGGCTTGCTGATTTAGAGGCAATAGTAATTGATCCAAAAAGAACACCTAATATTTCTCGGGAGTTTGAAATGATAGATTATGCAACTGATAGAGATGGAAATGCTTTACCTCGTTTGGAAGATAAAAATAATCATAGTATAGATGCAACAAGATACGCATTTTCTAATGATATGAAAAAAGGGAAGTGGGTATATGAGTATTAGAGAAATTTTTAAAAATTGGTTTTTCAAGGATTGTTCTGTAATGACTGGAGATGGGAAGAATTTTGAATCATCTGAATATATGTCAACAATATGGGAACAGCCAGGCTTTATGCTACCAATTAAAAAAAAGATTAAGGCTTGTCAAAATATAGAAATGGGCATTTATACAGGAAAAGAAGACGGCAAGAAAAAAGTTGATAATCATATTTTAAATAAAATTTTTAGAATGATTAATCCAAATACATCATTCCAGGACTTTATAGATTATTTAATAGTTTGGTTAGAAGGTTCAAATAATGGAGTTTTATTAGAGCTTATAAAAGGATTGCCCTCACTTGCTCCTGATTTATATATACACTCACCAAATAATTTTACAGTGTATTTTGAAGGTAGAAGGATAAGGGAAATAAGAATCCATAATCCAGCTAAAATAATAACTGGGGATGAATTAAAAAACTATATGTGGCTTAGTTCTCCAAACTATGACAACATAATTGATGGAGTTAGTGGAAATGGAATAGGACAAGGAAGGAGCAAACAGAATGCATTAGCAATATTTGGTGCTTATTTATTCAAGGCTTGGAAATGGAACTGGAGCTTGGCAAATAATTTAGGAAAACCAGGTGGAATTCTTCAAACAGAAGGAGCTGTAGATAAAGAAGACAGGGAAGAAATAAGAAGTAAATATTCAGCTCACTATGCTGGAGCTGAGAATGCAGGTAGTCCTCTAGTACTTGGATCAGGACTTAAATACCAAGATACTTCAAAAGCACCTATAGATGCTGACTGGAGTACAGCTGAACAGAAAGCACATGAAAGAGCAGCTATAGCTGCAGATGTTCCAATTGAGTTAGTTGGTGGCGGTGATTCGACTTATCAAAACAGAAAACAAGCTAAAAAAGAGTTGTATAGAGAAGCTGTAATTCCATTCTTTAATAATTTAAAAAATTGGCTTAATTACTTATTAAGTGATTATTTAAAAAATGGTGAGTACATAGACTATGACTTATCTGGAGCGGACGAATTAAAAGATGATATAGCAGATATTATTCAAAAGTTGGAACCTCTTAAAAATAGAGTAACTATAAATGAATATAGAAGGATTATATCAGAACTTACTGATTTAAGTTTGGAGCAACTAAAAGGCGGGGATGTCTTACTTATAAATGGTGGAGATATGACACTCGAAGAAATTACAGAGCCAACAACAACAGAAGGTGAAAAGGCTGAGGATGTATGAAAAAGGAAGTTCAAAAAATAAAGGCAATTAAAGCACTAGAAAGAAGACTCAGTGCAAGGAATAAGAAAATTATAGAAAAAATATTCGTTGAACTAAGAGATAAAGTAATTGCAGATAATTCAAAATCTTATGATGTAAAAATGATAATAAATATTGATTATGAATGGCTTTTGAAAAAGTTTAAAAGTGGACTTGAAGTAATTTATCTATATACATTCGAGGAGACTTTTAAGGGCTTTCAAAACATCTACAAAAAAGTAATAAAACCTAAAACTATAAAAGGTATTAGAGATTATTTTTTAAAAAATTGGAATACAAAAAATGCTGGAAAACAAGCAACTAAAATGACAGCAACAACAAAAAATATTTTAAATAAGATAATTACAACAGGACAAGAAGAAGGCTTGTCACATAATGACATGGTAAAAGAACTGGTAAAAAATATTAATGGAATGACAGAACAAAGGGCTAGCACAATAGCAAGAACTGAGACAAGTAAGAGCATTAATACAACAAGTTATGAAACTGCCAAGAATGTGATGAAAGAAAAATGCTGGATACATGTTGGTGGGAAAAAAACATACAGACCACACCATAAAGCTATAAGTAATAAATGGGTGGATATAAATTATAAGTGGAAGTTAAAAGATGGTGTGGAAGCTGACTACCCACACCAAGATACTTTACCTGTTTCTGAGGTTGTTAGATGTAGTTGTTTAATTATTTTTAGATAAAAGGAGTAGGTATGTCAAAGAAAAAGATAAAGAAAAGAATTAATTTTTCTGATGAAACATTAAATTTTACTTGTGAAATTGAAAAGTTTAAAGAAGAAGAAGAGACACCAGGAAGATTTACAGGAATACTTGTAAATATGCAAAATGATAGTCTTGCAAAGGGTGTTTACAGATTTAAAAAGGGAAGTATGCAAGGGAATAATGGGAAAACTTTACTTCTTTTGTACAATCATTACGGTGAACTTTTACCAGTTGGGAAATTAGTAGGAGAAGAAACAGAAAAAGGGTTTGAAGTTATGGGAGAATTTCATTTGTCAAAAGATGATAATGGTAATTATATAAATCCTGAAGCTGTAAAATTATATTCACTTATGAAAGAAATGAAACTACCTTTTGAAATGTCAGTGGGTGGGAACATTGTAGATTATAAAGAATATAGTGAAAATGGTAAGTATTACATAGATATAAATAAGTTTGAAGCTCATGAGGGAAGTTTAACACCCAAGGGAGCAGTAAAAGGAAGTAAAGTAACAAGAGTATTTAATAAAGAAAATGGAGGAATAGAACAAATGGATAAGGAACAATTAAAATTATTAATGGCTGAATTATTAGCAAACTTTAAAACTGAGTTATTGGAAGCTGGAACACCAGAAGAAATCAAAAATTTACCTACTAAATTCAATGAAATTAATTCAAAGTTTGAAGAAATTAAAACTGAATTAAATGGAGAATTTAAAGCTGAAATTGAAAAGCAAATGACTGAGTTTAATGAAGTTATTAAAGGATTAAAAGCAGACTTTAAAGCTACTCCAGCAGAAGTTACAGTTGCTGAACAATTTAGTGCAATGATACAAGAAGTTGAAAAAAATGGAAAAGCAACAGAAACTGTTTTTAATTCAACAACAGAATTAAATTTTTCAGCAGATCCTGCTAATACAACTAATACATCAAAAGCTATTAAAACACAGTATGTAAATACAATACTTGAAAGATTAGTTGAGCAAAATTCAGCACTTGGAGATATAAAGTTTATTCCAATAACAGATGGAAGTCTAACAATTCCAAGAGAAGTTGCAGGTTTACCAGAAACTGGTTGGATAGGAGAGGAAGCAGACAGAGAAGAAACTTCTGTATCTCAAATTGACCATGTAGTTATAGCATTACATTCATTGTATGCAATGCCAAAAGTAACTAACAAATTACTTGCTACCAACTTTGTAGGATATGCTAATTTCTTAATAAAAAGAGTTGAATATGCTTTATCTTTAAGATTAGCAGATGCATTATTTAATGGAACAGGGACAAATATGCCTACTGGAATTTTAAAAGATAACAAAGTAACACAAGAAATTGAAATAGATACAACTGATGACACAACATTTGTTGATTCATTAATAAGTGCTTACTATGCACTAGATGAGGAAGTTGCAAGAAATGCAAAGTGGTACATGACTTCTGAAACTTGGGCAGGGGTAGCTAAATTAAAAAATAAACAAAAAGATTTCTATATTACTGACTTAAACAATGGAAATGCAAGAACTTTAATGACTAGACCAGTTGTTTTAATTACTTCAAAAAATGCAGGATTAAAAGGGATTACTACAGCAACAGCCAATGAAATAGTTGGAGTATTTGCAGATTTAAGCACAGCAGTAATGGGAATTCAAAACAATGCTATGACAATGAGATTAGAAGATAAAGTAACCTCTAAAGGGTATACAAAATACTACATGGAAAAAGGTGTAGGTTTAGGAGTTCAATTACCTGAGAATATTTTAAAATTGAAGAAAAAAGCATAATTTAAGAGGGATTATTCCCTCTTAAAGTTCTAGCAAGGAGAAAAAATGAGTATTAAATATGATTTAGAAATTGCTAAAATGCTCACAAACATTGAAGATGAAAAGCTTCTAAATTTTTATATCAATGCAACAATAAAAAAAATAGAAGTAATTTTAGGTTATGAGCTTGTAAAAGGGCAAATAACAAGTTTAGTTAGTGGACTTAATAAAAAGTATGTATTCTTACCTAGAAAGAAAATTGAAAGGGTATTGAACGCTAAAAGTGGGTGTAAAAAGCTCCCTTTTAGTTTTGTAAATAGAAAAGTAATATTTGATGAAATTATAACAACAGATTCTTATGTAGAAATAGAATATATAGCTGGCTATGATGAATTACCTGAAAATCTATTAATGTTCATCTGCTCAACAATAAAGGAAGAACTTTCTAATGCTGAAGGATTAAAGAGCTATGGAATAAGAGGAATAAATTATACTTTTTTAAATAAAATAGAACAGTCAGACAATTTTGTAAGAGGAGTAAGAGATTTATTTGGGGTTGTAGAAATATGACAATTGTAGAAATTTGCCAAGAAATGGGATATTTAAGTAAACATACTGTAGAAATTGGAATATTAGCTATTGATAAAAGCTTAACAGGAGAAGATGGAAAAACAAGTATCCTTGAATATGCAATATATAATGAGTTTGGAACTTCTAGCATACCTGCTCGTCCATTCATGAGAAATGCTTTGGATAGTAATAAAGAATATATAGGCAACTTAATAAAAACAGCTGTTGCTGATGTTGCAAAAGGAAGTATAAAAGGTAAACCTGCACTTATGAGAGTAGGGGAAACTATAAGAGGTTTAGTAATTCAAAGTATTGCTACAGCTCAGACTTGGGCAACTCCAAATAATCCAAAAACTTTAAAAATAAAAACTAAAAATGGACAGGCTAATAATACCAAACCACTTATAGATAACAGATTTTTAATAAAATCAATTCGGTATCAAATAGTAAATGAAAATGGGACAATAGAATATTTGTCAGACTTTAAGGATGTATAAGATGGATAAAGTTATTTTATTAAGTAAGCACAAAACAAATATAAAAATTATTTCAAGTGTTGAAGGAAGATGGGAAAAAGGGAAATATATAGATAATGAAGAGAAAGAAAAGATTATAAAAGGGGTATATATACCTGTTTCATCTGATACTTTGAAATATTATCCTCAAGGTGAAATTACTTTAAAAGATATGGAATTATTTACAAAAGAGAAACTAAAAGAAGGGGATATTGCTATTTTAAGAGATGAAAAATTTAAGATAATTGAAATAACTGACTTTGATTATCTAGCTGATATAAAAAGCTATATTTTAAAGAGGAGTACAAAAGATGATTAAAATTATAATTGAATTACTCAATAAAATGAGTAACATTCAAATTATACCAGCTTTTACTGCTACAAAGCCTCCTAAAAAGCCTTATGCTACTTACCAAGTACTAAATATAAATAGTGCTGATTTTAGAGGATACACAGAAAGAGAATACATAAAAAAAGATGAAAAATATCTTGAAATAACAGAATACAGAATAATGGCAAGACTTCAATTTGATGTATATTCAGAAACTCAAGAAGCAACATTAGAAAATGCAATTGAACTGAGAGAATTAATCCTTTTTAATGCCAGAAGAGAAATCAACAGGCTTGATGCTGGAGTTGTAAAAAGTAGTGAAATAAAATCATTAAATGAATTAATTAATTCAAAATATGAGTATCGTTGTACTTTTGATATAGTTTTTGAATATATGAAAGTAACAAAAGAAAGAGAACTTGAATTAATAAAAGAAATAGAATTATTGGTAAATAATAAAAATAAAAGCAGGATAGCAAGGAGGAAAGAATAATGGGAGTATATAGAGAACCGATAAAAGTAGTATTAGAACAAGAATTGAATTTGACAATTGCTTCATTAAATAAAACTCTTATAGTTACAAATGATAAGAATGCAGATTTTAAATATTATATGAACTCAAAAGATGTTGCTAATGATTTTGGGAATAATTCAAAAGTATATAAATTAGTGGAGAAGTTTCTAGGACAAAGAGATGGAGATGGCAATATTTTAAAACCTGATTTCTTTGGAGTTGTTGGAATTACTGCGAGCGGGCAAGAAAAGATAGAAGATAAGTTGAAAGAAGTGCTAAATGAAAATTTAGATAAAGAATGGTACGCTCTTATAACAACATTTGATAGTATTGAGACAATGAAAGCTGTAAGCTCTTTTTTAACTGAAAATAGAAGAATTTATATAACAGAAGTCAAAGCTTATCCATTAGCAGATACATTAAAGTCTGATAGAATTGCACCTATTTGGAATTTAAAAATGGATGAAGCTGATAAAGAATATAAAGCAGCCGCTTATGCTGGGGTAGTTGTAACAAAAGGAGCAGGTTACAGAAGCTCAATGATAGAGTTGCAAGGAGTAACAGCTGACACTGAATTAGCTAAGAAGCCTGAACTTACAAAGAATAATATTACATTTGTAGAAAAAAGAACATCAGAAGGTTATATAACAGCCAATGGTGGAAAATCAACAGATGGAACTTATTTAGATGAAACTACTGCAATAGACTGTATTATTGTAAATCTTAATGAAAATCTAGAAAAAGCAATGATTAAAAAAGGGTTCCCACAAGATGAAGAAGGATATGCTTTTATAGAGGAGACATTGACTAATGTTATGGAAGAAATGGGAGCTAATAAATTACTTGCAAAGTTAAATGGTAAATATCAATATGCAGTTTACCCAGTTAATCAAACTGCAACAGAAAGAGGGCTTAGAATTATAAGACAAAGAGTACTTTTTAGAATTAGAAACTGGGGATATTATATGGATTTAACATTAGTAAAAACTAACAAGGATATTGGAGGTAATAAATAATGGTTGATTTAAGTAAAAAAACTTTTATTTTTAATGGCTATACTTTTAAGGAATGGAGAAGTTTGACTGTTGGAGCACCTGAGGATCCATATAAACAATCTGATAAAAGCATTTATGGGGAAAGAAGAATAATATACTCACCTGACTCAAATATAGAAATAACAATAACTGTACCAACTGGAACAGAAGATGAAAAAATACTTTTAAATGCTTCTGAGAACGCCATAACAGGCTCAGGATATTTTAAAGATAGTTCTAATTCAAAATATAGTAGAGGAGTAAGTATAAAAGAAATCGGTGTTAATAAAGGTGAATTAGCTAATGATGGAGAATCTGATTCAAGAGAATTTAAACTTGTATGTGTAGGTGTTAAGGAGGCAATGAACTAATGGAAAATAAAGTAAATAAAACAGAGCAACAAGAATTAAAAAATAAAGAATTTCTAAAAAAAATAGAAGACAAGAACATAACAAATATAAGTTTTAAAGCTGAAGGTTTAGGAGCTTTAGAATTTAATTTGATGATGACAGGGAAAGATTTTAAAACAATAGAGAGACCTTTTAGAATTGAAAGAGTTTCAACAGATACATTTTTTAAGCTTTCATCTGAAAAAGATGAATTAGCAATAGGTAAGAAATTATTGAATACTTTTATAGCTCAACCAGCTGAAGCTAGAGACATAGAATTTTTTAATATGGATCAAGAAGCTTTAGAAACTATTACAGTGATTATAACTGAATTTCAACAAACACCCTTTTTATTCATTAAAAATTTTGGAGAAAATAAGGAAGATTAAACAAGGAAGATTTGATGTTTGCTTTGAATCTAAGATTCCATATTATAAAAAGCCTGTTGAAGATCTATGTTATGAAGAATATATGCTTTTACAATTAGCTTGGGCTGATTATGTAAAAAGAAAAAATAAAAATTAGAAAGGAGGGTTAGTGATGTTAGAACAGTTATCATTGGTTTTTAAAGTTGTAGGAAATGGACAAGCTTCTTTGAATCAAATTAGCTCTCAAATTGGAAATTTAAAGAATAATATGTCAAATTTTAAAAATAGTGTTAGTTCAGCATTTGGAAGTCTAAAAAACACTATTGGTTCAGTAAAGCAAAGTTTAGTTGCTTTTAAAAATAAAATTAGTACAACTTTTAATGCCTTGAAAGCTAAAATAACCGCTAACTTTCCTGCTATTTCAAAATTAAGAAATGGATTTATCTCACTTCGTAGGAGTTTAGGAAATTTTGGCAATTATGCCCAGCAACAATTTCAAAATAGCAAAGAAAAAGCAAATTCATTTTTTAGTATTTTAAAAAGAATAGCTACAGCATTAGCAGCAGGCTTTACAATAAAAACCGCTATTGATGGTGCTGGAAATATTGAACAGTATAGAAATACACTTGAAACTGTTTTGAAAGATTCAGACATGGCAAGAAAGAAACTAGCTTGGGCTAGTAGATTTGCTAATAAAACTCCATTTGAAACAGATGAAGTAGTTAGTGGGATGACGAAATTACAGTCTTATGGAATTGAAGGAGATAGAGTTTTAAAAACAACTAACAGAACTTACCTTGAAATGATTGGAGATATGGCTTCAGGAATGGGGAAAAGTTTTGATCAAGCGATTGAAGCTATTGCTGATGCAAGAACTGGAGAACTTGAAAGATTAAAAGAATTTGGAATTACTAAGAATATGATTGCTGAATTTGGTAAAAGTAAAGGCTTAGAAATTTTTAATAATAAAGGGCAAATTAATGACTTAGAGTTATTTAATAAAACTTTATTTGAAATGATGGACTCTCGTTTTGGTGGAGCAATGGAAAAGCAAGCTAAAACATTTAAGGGAGGATTATCAACTATATCGGGAGCAACTAAATCAGCACTTTCAACTCTTGCAGGAGTTAATGAATTTGGTGATATAGTTGAAAACTCTCCATTTCAAATTCTTAGAGATAGAGTTATCGTACCACTAGCTAATACACTAGTAAAATTTCAAGAAGATGGAACATTTACTAGATGGGCAGAAAATTTATCTAGTATCTTTGGTGAACTAATTTCATGGGGAGAAAAAATAATAAATTTTATTGTTAAGTGGAAAGAAGTTTTAATTCCACTAGCAAGTGCAATAGCTGGGCTTTTTGTAATTAATAAGGTAATAGTTTTAATTGGAGCTTTAAAAACTGCATTAGGAGCTCTTTCTTTTAATCCGATTATGCTTGCAATTGGGGCTGTAATAGCTATTGGTGTCCTATTGTATAGAAACTGGGATCTTGTAAAAGAAAAATTAATTTCACTTTGGGATAAGATAAAAGGTTTTGTTAAGGTTTTCTTACTTTTTTCAGGAATGGGTTTAATAATAAAACTAGGACAATTATTAATAGAAAATTGGGAGAAGATTAAGGCTAAATTATCTACATTATGGGATAAAATTAAAGCTTTTGCTAAAGCATTATGGGATATTGGTAAAAAAATATTTATGTGGCTTAGCCCAATAGGTTTAATTATTACTGTTGGGAAACTGATAATAGAAAATTGGGATTTAATAAAAGCAAAGTTTGCTGAATTAGGAAGTTATTTATATAACAAAATAATTGATATAGGGAATTTCTTTATAGGATTAAAAGACAAAGTAGTTGATGTATTTTTTAACTTAATAGATAAATTAAAAGAAGTGTGGGAGACAATGAAGTCAACTGCTGCATCAGCTTTTGATTTTATATTAGATTATGTTGCTAAAATTTGGGAAAGTATTAAAGGTTTTTTCTCAGGTTTAGGTGAAAAAATAAAATCATTACCAGGAATATCTTGGTTTTTTAGTGATAGTGAGAAAAAAAATACAAATAGCTCTATGATAGATGGTACTCATAAAACAGGACTTGACTATGTCCCTTTTGATGGCTATATCGCTGAGCTTCACAGAGGTGAAAGAGTTCTAACGGCTGAAGAAAATAATGCATATTCAAGTGCTGAAAGTAATGAGTTTTCTAATACAAGTAATTCAGTAAATACAAAAAATTCTAATAAGTCTGATAAAAAAATCATATTAAATCTTACTGTAAATATGTCTGGAACAAAAGAAATGGATTGGAATAGAATTGGAGAAATGATAGTAGAAAAATTAGAGGATTTGATGTTACAAAATGAAATAGCTAAAGGGGAAATATAGATGTTTTCAATCACAAATATTATGAGTAAAGTAAGTAGTTTTCTAAATAATGTAAATTCAATTTCTAACCGAATTGATAATTATCTAAGAAAAACTCCGCCAATTTTATTGGGAAATATAAAACTTCAATTAGTTTCTGGAATATCTGAAAGCTATTCTAATGATGTTCCAACAATTCCAATTGATGATGGAACTCAAATAGCTGATAACATAACACAAAATCCGTTAGAGTTATCATTTAAAGTTCAAATTGTAGGTTCTAATCACAAAGAAATTTTTGAAAAAGTTCTTGAACTTAGAAATAAAAGAGAACTTGTGGACTTGTATATGATTAAGTTATATAAGAATATGGCTATAACAAATATAGAAAATACTATAACTTCATTATATTATACAGAATTTACTATTTCATTGGTAGAAGTAAAGATTGCTCATGTTTCTATGATTCCTTCCCCTAGTCCAAAAGCTAAAGCTAGTGTTAGAAATAAAACAAAGATAAAAACAGCAACAAAAGGTAAAAAGAATACAAAAGGTGCTGCTCAAGCTGTTACTAAAAATAAAAGCTCAGGAGTAAAGGATTGGGAAGGAGATTTACAAAGTGAGCATATAAAACTGCCATAGACAATAGGAGTATAGAAATGAAAATAAATATAATGAAAGAATCTATTCCATATATAACTGATGTAACTATTGCAGGGACAACCTTTCAATTTGAGTTTACATATAATTCTTATGATAAAAGAGTGTACATAACACTTTATGATATTGATGATAATTTAATATATCCAAATGAGCCGATTTTATTCGGGATCCCACTATGGTTCAATAAATTAGTTGATGAAAAAGGAAATTTTAATAAAAAATATCCTCAAAAATATATTATCCCTAATACTTTAGATAGAAAAGCAATAAAAATTGATTATGAAAATATTGATAAAATTGAGCTGTTAGTGGAGGAGTAATGAATTTTATAGCAAATAGACCTATTTTTCCTAGAAATTCATATCTTATTATAAATGGTGTAAAACTAGATGATCATAATAATGATGGTTTAAAATTTGACGTTGATGTAAAAACAGGAGAAGAAGGGAAAGTAGGGGTAGGAACATTCAAAATATATAATTTAAGTCAAGATATAGAAGTAGGAAGTGAGATAGAACTGTGGTTTGGGTACGCTGAAGATATTGGCTATTATTCAAAATATGAAGTTATAAAAAAGAAAAAAATAAAAGAAAGTTCTTCATTTATTCAAGAACTAACTTGTTCAGAGCGAACTAAAAATAGTAGTAAGATAGTTTCAATTAGCTTGGATGGGAATACTAGGATATCTGAAGCAATAAAAGAAGTTACTAAAGAAATGGGAATAAATCTTATTTCTATGGAACTTAACAAAGATAAAATTTACACTAATGGCTTTACTTGTTACAGTCAAGGATTTCAGGAGTTAAGAGAATTAGTTCAAGACTCAGAGAGCAAAATGACTTTAAAAGGTGATGATCTTTATATCTATACAGATAAACAAAAAGATCAAGCAATTTATTTAAGTTTTGAAAGTGGGTTGATTCATAATCCTGAAGCTGTTGAACAGCAAGAAAAAGAAGTGAAAGTAAATAAAAAAGCAGACAATAAAAAAGGAAAGAGCAAAAAAGACGATAAATGGGAAAATGAACAAAAAAAGAAAACTATAAAAGAAAGTAACAAATATGACTATACAATCGAATGTTTTCCAATCCACTATATAAAAAAAGGTGATGTTGTATACATTGAAAGTGATGAAGTGAGTGGATTTATGCAAGTGGAAGAGGTAAGTGTTAGTCTAAGTGATAGCTGGAATATGAAATTAGGAGTTAAAGTGATGAAGGATGATGGAAAACATAAGGATAATTCTAGTAAAAATTCAAAAAATAAGAAAAGGTAGATTTGTAGATGCTGAGCCTTTGTTTTGTCCAAATGGTGTTGCTCTACCTGTACTTCGTAATGTTCCAGTTGCCTTGTTTGGAGATAGTAAAGACCACATTGATTGGAATATCAAAGAAGGGGATATAATGCCATACTTTGTATTAACTTTTGATATTTCCTCATATATAAGTCAAGGCTCTCATGATGTTATGGATTCAAACAGAAGAAATAACTTAAACAATGGTTTTATTTTACCTTTCACAATTCCAAATGCTACTGAAAGTCTTGAATTTCCTTCTGATATTAGAATTATTGGAGATAGATTAGAGGAAGGGAATATTGATTTAAAAGGAAATTCTAGTCAAAAAGGAAATGTTGAAATAACTGGAGATACTACTCAAAAAGGAAATACAACACAAACTGGGAATATATCCTCAACTGGAACTGTTTCAGCAACAGAAGATGTTAAGGCTGGAGATAAGAGCTTAAAAAATCATAAGCATTCAGGAGTAGCAAAAGGAAATGACACAAGTGGAGGAGTAGTTTAATGAAAGCTATAAAAATGAATGATGGAGATATTAACTTTTCAACTATTTCAGGAATAGAAGAATTTTGGCAAAGAGTAGTAAACTCTTTAAAAATATACTCAATAGAGTGTTTTTATGATGAAAATTTAGGGCTTGATATAAGAATAATAAATGAACAGGATGTAGCTGAATACAAACTTGAACATATTTGTAGAAAGTTACAAGAATGGTATAGAACTGAAATAGAAACAGTTAGTTATCAAATAATTTCTGAAGCAGAAAGAACTTTAAAGGCAAAAATATATATAACACATAAGAAACATAACAATATAGAGAAAGAGGTGATAATCAGTGGATAAATTTGAAACAAAAGGCTTTCAAGGACTTATGGAATTAGCACAAAAAGAAGCACAAAAAAAAGAAAATTTTGGAAGTGATTTCAATGTTGAACCAACTGGAGATTACTATAAATTAGTAGCACCTTTCATATATCTTTGTTCTTATTTGGAAGATAAAGCAATTTCAATAGCAAGGGGTTTAAATATATACAATGCACAAAATGAGGAATTAGACAATTTGTTATATTTTTTTCCTAGAAGATTTGGAACAAAAGCTCAAGTACATTGTAAAGTTACAGCAACTAATTTTGTAGATGTGTTACAAGGAGACATTATCATACAAGCTGAAAATGGAGTGAAATATGAAAATATAGAAAGATTTGAAGTGGACTCTTCAAGAACTAAAACAATACTATTTCAAAGCTTATTCGAGGGAGAGGAAGGAAACATCCAAATTAATAAAATTGAAAAAGTTATAAAAGCTCCAGCATCAATAGTTGATGTACAAAATGTTGAAATTGGAGAAGGTGGGCTTTCTTCTGAAACTGATTATGAGTATTTAAAAAGATATTTAGCTGGTAATAGCAAAGGTGAATGGAGTTTATTACCTATTTTAAATGCTATAAGAAAATTACCAGGAGTAAAAAGTGCTAATGGGATAAGAAACAATACAATGAATATAGACAGCTTTGGACTTTCTCCAAAAAGCATTTGGATAGTAGTAGATGGAGGAATAAAGGAAGAAATAGCACATGCTATTTATATGCACATTCATACTCCAGATACTAAAGGAAATGTTGAAGTAAATGTTCCAACATCTGTACCAAATCATTATGAAGTTATAAGATTTGACAGACCAACTCAAACAGAAATTGAATATAAATTGGATATAAAAAGTGCTGATGAATTGAAAATCAAAAATTTAATTGATGAGTATATTAATGAAGCTGGAATAGGTGCTTTACTATCAAATGGAACATTCTTATATGAGTATCTTTATAATAAAAACTATAAATATACAGATTTTGACTTAAAGTTTAGAAAAAAAAGTACTCTTATTTGGAGTAATTCAATTCAATTAAATTTTAATGAAATACCAAAGAGTGCTGGGAGAATATAATGATTGATGAAGTTATTAAGGGGTTACCTTTGCATTTTCAAAAAGAAAATACAATTAAATTATACAAAACTTTGAAGCCTGTTATTGAATATATAGATGACTTAATAGAAAATTTAAAAAATCAAACATCTTTATTAAAATGTTCAGGAATATTCTTAGATTTTATGGGGGAAAGATATGATGAAAAGAGAAATGGTCGAGATGATGAGACTTATAGACAAGCATTAATTATAAAAAAAATGGCACTTGATGGATTACCTAATACAGAATTTTTACTTTCACTTACTAGGGAACTTACTAATAAAGAAGTTACTAAATTAAAAACAAGACCATTGCAAGAAGTAGCTAGTCAACTATTTAAGGTAAATATGATTGATGATTTAAAAGTTATTAATAAAATGCCTGACTTAAATAAAGTTTGTGAAGTTGGAGCGAGAATGTATTGGGAGCTTGAAATTATCAATAATAAAAGCAATAAATATTATTCATCAGTAGTTGAGAATATAAAAAAAATAGAAATAAAAGCTGATTTTAAACTAGATCAAACAATGAGAATAAATTCAAAGTTAAATACTGCTCAAGGGATAGGATTTACAAAAATAATCGAGATAGGGGGAATTAAATAATGAGTTATTTTGAAGGCTTAAAGCTAACAAAAAAAGGTGAACAACTTCAAGCTAAGATAAATGGAAATTTATCTGAAACTCTAACTTTTACAAAAGCAAAGTTAGGAAGTGGTTCAATAACTTCAAATGATGAGATTAGATTCTTAACAGATGTAAAAGAAGTATGGGGGACAGCTAATGTAACTAGTTGTAAGATACAGGGAGATGAAAAAAATATAGTAGCTATAGAACTTCAATTTTCTAATGCTGAGCTAAGAGAAGATAAAATCTTCAGAGAAATTGGACTTTATGCACAAGGAAATGAAGGTGAAGAAATTCTTTATGCTTATGCTAATGCTGGAGATAAATATGATTATATTCCATTAATGAAAGATAGTCCACACGCTTTTATAATAGTAATTTATTTTAATATAACAAGTGGTTCAAAAGTTGATGCCAAGATTGATTTACATAGTTATGTGTCACTTCAAGAGTTTAATGAAGGAATGAATAAAAAAGTAAATAAAACAGACTATGCCTCAGCTGAGCAGTATGGAATCGTTAAGTATGGAACTGAAGAAGGGACAGTGCTAGAAGGAAATAAGTTTACTCAGATGATGGGAAAAGATTATGGTGGAATATTAAATGAACCAGGATTAAAAACATCTGGTAAAGCATATTGGGATAATAATACAAGAAAGCTATATATTTGTAAAAATAATAATAGTGATATATCTCCAAATATTAATAACTATATTCCATTTGATAATGGGTCAATTCTTGAGAGATTGGAAAATCTAA